CTCGTGTTCGTTACATGGCTAAGGGGTTAGGGTGTAAGTATATTGTGCTCGATCACGTATCCATTGTAGTATCAGCACAGGCTAATGGTGATGAACGTAAGGCACTCGATGAGATCATGACTAGGCTACGTATGCTAGTGCAAGAGACAGGCATAGCCTTGTTCGTAGTGTCTCACCTCAAGAGGCCAGATGGTAAAGGTCATGAAGAGGGAGCAGCATCCAGCCTGTCACAGCTACGTGGCTCTGGTTCTATAGCACAGCTTAGTGATATGGTTCTAGGTCTTGAACGTAATGGACAGGCAGAGGATGAGGAGACACGCAACACTACCCATGTACGTGTGTTAAAGAACCGCTTCTGTGGCATCACAGGCAAGGCTAATGAGTTAGCTTACAGCCACAGCACTGGACGTATGTTAGAGAAAGAAGAGGTGGAAGAGTTATGAAACAAACACTAAATAATCTAATGAATGAGCTTGATGACTGTTCTCAATATTGTATTGATCGCGCTATGTCTGATGGCTATGGGGAAGAGTATGAAGATATTGATGATGGTCAAGAGGAATATCAAGACAAGTGTAAAGAGATAGCCAATCTTGTTGGTGGAGATTATGGGACTAATGATGCCAATGTTTATGATGGTATAGTATCTTTCCTTGAGACTGCTAGAGAAGCTAAACTATGGCAGGAGTATGCTCATTGGCTAGAAGAAGAGTTAGCTAGTGAGAGGGAAGAGATAGGTGAAGAGGACTACTACCACCAGTTCTACGAGTGGTTTACAAAGCATAAGAAGTGGGACAAGGAGAAAACACTATGAGTAAACCAGATTGGAATGATGCCCCACGTTGGGCTAAGTATTTAGCACAAGATCATGACAATACATGGTGGTGGTACGAGACAAAGCCAACCTATGATGGTTATGGATCTTGGGAGACAGTTACGGGTGATGTTGAAATAGTTATCTTACCTATTGATACATTAAACACACTGGAGAAACGACCATGAGTAAGATAGGCAACTATGTACTAGGGAGAATAGAAGAAAATGAAGCTAACACTAGATATAGAAACGACTATGGCACAGGATCAGATATGGTGTTGCGGAATCCAGCGAGAGGGGGAACCAAGGCAGAGATTACTAGTCAACTCAATGCAGCTAGAGCAACATCTCGTAGGAACATCAAGCGTAATAGGCCATAACATTACAGGCTTTGATGCACCTAAGATAAGCAGCCTATGGAATGTATCCATACCTAGTCATAAGCTAAGGGACACAGTGCTACTGTCTCGGCTATGGTGTCCACGCTTAGAAGGTGGTCATTCATTAGCAGCTTGGGGTGATCGTTTAGGTTTCCCTAAGATTAAGTTTGATGATTATGATGGTGGCTTGACTGATGAGATGCGTGAGTACTGCAAGGTTGACGTTGAGATAACTCATAAGCTTGAGCCTCACCTGACTAGTCTATTATTTGAGGATGGATTCTCAGAGGAATCTATACAGCTTGAGCATGAGGTTGCAATCATCATTGCACAGCAACAGGCTAATGGATTCAAGTTAGATACGGACAGGGCTAATCAATTACTCACTGACCTTATGGGGAGAATGAATGCAATCGAAAGGGAAGTCCAACTTATCTACCCTCCCTTGGTGGAGAAGCGAGTCTCGGAAAAGACAGGCAAGCAGCTTAAAGATAAGGTCACAGTCTTTAACCTTGGAAGTAGAAGACAAATTGCCCAAAGACTTCAAAGCCAAGGAGTAGTGTTTAAGGAGGAGACACCTAAAGGGGCAATCATTATTAATGAGAAGATCTTAGCAGGGGTTGACCTGCCTGAAGCTCAGTTGATACTAGAGTACCTTACCCTACAGAAGAGGGTTAGTCAGCTTGATTCTTGGGTGAATGCGTTAGCTGATGATGGTCGTGTACATGGTGGAGTGATAACGAATGGAGCAGTCTCTGGTAGAATGACTCATTCAAACCCCAACATGGCACAAGTACCTGCTGCTAAGAAGGACAAGAAGACAGGTGAGTTACTGTGGGGTGCAGCTTCAACCTTCAGTACAGACTGTAGAGCCTGTTGGATTGTAGAGGAAGGTAACGCACTCACTGGTATAGATGCTTCTGGTTTAGAATTGAGAATGCTTGCCCACTATATGAATGATAAGAACTATACCAAGCAGTTATTGGAAGGTGATATACATACATATAATCAACATGCTGCTGGCTTAGAAACTAGAGATCAGAGCAAGACTTTTATATACGCGCTGATTTATGGCGGGGGCTTTGCTAAGATAGGACAGATCGCTGGAGGCTCACCTCGTAAGGGTAAGCAACTGGTTGACAAGTTCATGGCTAACCTCCCAGCCTATGCACGTTTGAAGGAGATTGTCTTGCAGAGTATGCGTAAACGTGGTACACTACGAGGGCTGGACGGGCGTAGGTTAAGAGTGGAGTCAGAGCACAGTGCCTTGAATTTTCTCTTACAGTCTGCTGGTGCTATAGTAATGAAGAAAGCTCTAGTACTTCTCAAGCATAGTCTTGATGAGTCAGGAGTGTGGTATAAGTTTGTAGCTAATGTACATGATGAGTGGCAGATAGAGTCCTCGTCTAGTGATGCAGACTTAGTAGGTAGACTCGGAGTACAGGCCATCGTTGATGCTGGTCTACACTTTGAAATGAATTGCCCATTAGATGGTGACTACAATGTAGGACTCACTTGGGCAGACACACACTAGCTTGCATACAGGTCTAGTGATAATGTAACTAAAGGAAAAATCCATGCAAAATCATAACCCACTTAAAATTGAAGCCACTGCTTTCTGGTTCTCATTCCTAGAGAAGAATGAAATGTCAGACAAGTATCAGGTAGATATTAGTGAACTATCAGAAGAGCACGTTGATCGCCTAGAAGGTATGGGTGTATCAGTCAAGAACAAAGGTGATGATCGTGGTTACTTTGTAACTGCTAAGTCCTCTAAGTATGCACCTCATGTAGAGGATGTAGACGGATTCAAAATGACAGACGCTGTAGGCAATGGGTCTAAGTGTACGTTCATTGTCAAACCCTATGACTATAACTTCAAGGGTAAGACAGGCGTTAGCTTAGGACTATCTAAAGCACGAGTGAATGATCTTGTACGTTACGAGGCAGCCACTACGAGCTTTGAGGATATCCCAGAGCTATGATCTTACTCGTTGACGCAGACATACTGTGCTATCGCATAGCTTGGTCTTGCCAAGACGAGTCACAAAAGGTTGCTTGTAAGACACTACTCAACTTTACGAATGACATCATCGAGGAACTAGTAATAGATTCTGATGATGCCACTCATGAAGTTGAGTACTACCTAACAGGCAGAGGTAACTTTAGAAAAGACTATGCGATTACTGCTGAGTACAAAGGTAATCGTAAGTCTAGAGAGAAACCTAAACACCTAGAAGCATTGAGGGATTTCTTTGTGAATGAACTCGATGCCATTGTGACTAGTGGTGAGGAAGCTGATGATCGTATAGCAATACGTGCAACACAGGAAGGTGATAAATCCATCGCCATATCTCTAGACAAAGACTTCGATCAGTTCGCTGGTTGGCACTATAACTTTGTCAAGAAGAATAAATATTATATTACTGAAGAGGAAGGTCTATTCAACTTCTACATGCAGTTCCTTGTAGGAGACAGTGCAGATAACATCAAAGGTGTAGCTGGTATAGGCCCAGTGAAAGCTAAGAAGTTACTGGCTGATAAGACTGAGCTTGAGATGTATGATATATGTGTTGATAAACTAGGCAGTGAAGAGAGGGCTATCGAGAATGGTATCCTTTTATACTTACGCAGACAGGATGATGAGATATGGCAACCGCCAAGACCCGTAACAACGGACGATGGACAGAAGCTAGACACAAGTCTTTCATAATCTCTGCTCTACGTGGAGCGCATAGTAAGTGGGGTGTCAAAGCTGATGTTAAGAAATCTGCTAGAGTTTCTACAGGGAAGTACTTATGTGCTTGCTGTGGGACTGTTGGCCCTGCTACTTTGCCTCCTGATAAGGGACAGTCACGTAGGAAAAACAATGCAGCAGTGGATCACATTGATCCTGTAGTGTGTCCCAAGGATGGGTTCATTGATTGGAATACATACATCAATCGTATGTTCTTAGAAGAAGATGGTTATCAGGTTCTATGTTGGGCCTGTCATGGAGTAAAGACTCGTGATGAGAGAGAACTCCGAACTTTGAATAGGAAGAAGAAATGAAACATTTAATCATACCCGATACACAGGTTAAACCTGACACAAGTTATGATCATTTGACATGGGCAGGTAAGTTTGCTTCTGATACTAAGCCTGATGTTATTATCCATCTAGGTGATCACTGGGATATGTCCTCTCTAAGCTCCTATGACGTAGGTAAGAAGAGCTTTGAGGGTAGGAGGTATACCAAGGACATAGAGGCAGGGAACGAGGCTATGGCGGCTCTCATGCAGCCTATACTGGAGGAACGCTGGAGGCTGACTCGTAACAAGAAGAAGCAATGGAACCCTCGTATGATATTCTTAATGGGTAACCATGAGGATCGAATCAATAGGGCTGCTGAGAATGATCCTAAGCTTGATGGGTTAATTAGCTATAACGACTTTGATCTGAATGGGTGGGAAGTCAAACAGTTCTTAGATCCTATCGTTGTGGATGGTGTTGCCTACTGTCATTACTTTACGTCAGGTGTGATGGGTAGACCTGTTGCCTCAGCTAAGATGCTGCTCACTAAGAAGCATATGAGTTGTGTTATGGGACATGTTCAAGACAGGGACATAGCCTATGCACGTAGGGCTGATGGTTTAAATATGACAGGACTCTTTGCTGGTATTTACTATCAACATGATGAAGAGTACTTGACACCTCAGACCAATGGATCATGGCGTGGGTTGTGGGTAATGAATGATGTCAAGGATGGCAGCTTTGACGAGATGCCAGTTAGCATGAACTATTTAAGGAAACGCTATGTCAATGACACTAGAAGAATTGAAAGAACGCTTACGAGCGTTGGATGAAACTCATGTGTTAGAACTCTTACAGCTAGAGAGTCACCATCTAGTAGATAGGTATGAGGATATTATTATTAATAAGTTCTCAGAACTAGAGAATGAAATAGAGGAGATAGATTATGACGTATAATCCATACAGTAACTGGGAAGATAATGACTTGGACTACGCCTTAGATAAGAAGCCTTTGACTAAGGCTATTGAGGATCTATGGACTACACCTGAGTCAGCATCAGATCAGCAGGTTGGAGGTAATCATTATACTAAGCTCAGTATACAGCCTATGACCTACTCTATGTCTAACAACTTGAATGCGTTGCAGCATACAGCTATCAAGTATGTCACTAGGTATCAAGACAAAGGAACAGCTTTGCAGGACTTAGCTAAGGCTCGTCATTGTATTGATATGATGGTTGAAGATTGGATGGAGAATCATGAGTAAGTGGCTGAAGATAGAGACAGGGTACTTGAATACTGACCATGTAGTAGTACTCCACTATCAGTCTATTGTCCTCACGACAGGGACTACAGTGGAACTACTACCTAATGAGTTCAAGGAACTAGAGAGCATGATCACTGGTATTCCTATACCTGTAGTCAAGCCTGTCCGTAAGAAGAAGAGTAAATAGTTTCCAGTGGAAACTTTATAGGGGACTTAGTTGTCCCCTTGTTATTCCCCTCTAAGATCCGCTTGTTGTTCATCACTCCTCTTGTCCATAGCCTTTTCCCTACCTCCAAGATACCAATCATATAGAATACGACCCATGACAGGCATTGTTTTCAATAGGTCATCTCCAAAGCTAGGGTCATTAATGTCTCGCTCCTCAGTAAATCCTGATACTTCTTTTATACCTGCTTCTAAAGGCCCAAGTGGAGGAGTAACTACATCTCCAATCCAACCAGACATGTCCCCTTTCTTTATGTCACCTATGGAGTACTTATTAATAAACATCAAACTAGTTAAGTTCTCTATTACTCTATCAGGTATATCTTCTGCATTAAAAGCCTCACCACTGAACACACCTTTAAGCTCATCAACAGTACCACCAGCTATTCCTATGAAGGAGGCATACTTTAGTGCTTCCTTAGTAGCTCCTAATTTATCACCACCCTTCGCTCTTTTAATAATGTTGTTATGTATTAAGGTTACCTGCTTTAATCCAAATGATTTTAAGGCGTAAGCAAGGCGACCAATGTCAGGGTTATCAGCAAATCCTTGAGGTAGTTCAAGCATTGAGATAGGCTGAGTATCTGATAACTCATGGAATCTATACAGTTCTGTATTGGCATCATCAGTACCATTCCTTAAACTATTAATTAGTTTAGTGAAATCATTACCATAAGCCTCACCATACTTCTTCTTTAACTTTGCTATACCTTTAGGAGAAGAGGCTAACCTCTTACCAGAAAGCATTGACGCTTCTAGTAGTACCTTCTTACCAAACCTATCAGAGAATCTAAAGCCACTATATTTTAATGTTCTATCTAACCACTTCCTAGTACCAGTTTGAGTCATCTCTGCTGATACATTGTTAATAAGACCTGCATCTTGTACGTATGTACTCTTAGTTTTAAACACAGCCCTGATTGTAGGGATAACCCCATGTAAGTAGGCAGATGTTCCTACGTCTTTAAGCTGAGTTATTGCTGATCTGAATTGACCAAGAGAAGACATGTATCCAATGTCCTTAATAGCAGCTAATGTTTTATTCATAGCTTTCTCGGCATTGGTAAAACGAGAATGAAGTAGTTCTTTTAATTCCCTATGAGCCTCACCCGATAGTCTGTTCTCACTAACCTCTTTACCCATGAGTTTCCATAAGTTTGAAGATTCATCATACTGACCTACTGGTAACAAATCAGTCTTACCTAGAAGTGACTGCCTCTCAAACATTTTAGTGGACTGTTGAACGTAGGTAGTCAAAGATGATATAGAATCGTCATAGAACTTAGCCAACTCAGGGGGTACTTCTTGTAATGTACGCTTACCTTCTGACCCTTTAGGAGCAATACCTTTTCTCCATCCAGTGTTAGTAGCTTTCATTACTGCTGTAGTCAAAGCCATTTCAGAAAGCTCTTGCACTGTCTTAACACCTTCTTGTGTCATGGCTGCATTGATAGCGTCATCAAGGGCAGTACCTGCTGCTTGGCTCTTGCCTCCAATAGCTAACCTAAGACCATCATAGTCTTTAACTCTACGTGGGAAGTAATTGTCTAGTGCTTTAAACTTTGCAACACCCTTACCTCTATTTGCATTAGTAAAAACTTCCATTCTTTTACCATCTTTATAGAGCATTTTTGACAGATCATCTAGTTCCTTTGTACCGCCCTTATTCATTAAACTTTTTGCAGCTTTAAAGTCACCATTCAGTAGATGATATTTAATCTCATCTTTAGCCTTATTACTATATGCACCCATAGCTTTAATAAAAGGTTGTGATTGATCCATCCTAGCCTGTGTCTGACTCAGTACTCGTGACTCATACTTACGAAGCACATTCTGTATAGGCTTAGACAGTGTGCCTATACGAGAAGACATACTCTCAACATAATGAGACAACATATTTGCATCTTTGTGGGCTACTTGAATAGCAATAGCCTCAGCTTTTTTAGGCACTACAGTCCTACGATTAGTTAGCTTCTCAGCGTTAGCTATCTGCTCAGGAGTTAATTTTAAATGATCTTGTGCATTGGCCTTAGCCTGTGCCACAGTAATATTACTATACCCACCTTGTGCTGTAGCTATCTCATGACTGATTTGATTTTCATAATCATCAAGTGCTTTGTTAGACTTTTCAATTTGCTTAGGTAGTCTTGCTTTTGTAATGACTTGGCCTGTTTTTACTATACCATAACCAAGGACTGGAGCTGCTATGCCAGAAATAATGGCATGTCCTCCTGCCTCTACTACATCTACTTCCCCTTTCTTTTGAAACTGATCAGCAGCACTCCAAGAAAAACCAAGAGCACCTGCAATCTTCATCATAGCTGTATAAGTTGCACCTACAGGGAGTAAGGTAGTAGGGTCAAATAGAGAACCAACTACCCTACCAAACGTACTACCCTCTTGGTTGGGATACAGTCTTTCAATCTCTGCTGCCCTTACCTCATTAATTCTTACGCGCCTTTCATCAAAGGTTAGATCAGCAAAGTCGTCCCCATACAGATCATCTTTTGTCTTAATGTTTAAATCAAAATTACCATCATCATCTTCCCACCTAAACTGACCAGACATTGCTTGACCACTATCCTCACCAGTACCTGCTATCCATATGTCAGATAGGTTCTGAGTGAAGCTATTGCTCTCAACAAATCCTCTAGCAAAGGTAGTCTCTTTACCTGATTCAGTAGAAGCTTCTTCAGTAGGTTGCTGAACAGGTGTACCAGACTGTAAGAGATAAGCAGCGTCTAGTTCTTCCTTTGTACGAGTAGTAGATTGTTGAACAGGTTGCTGAACAGGTTGCTGAACAGGTTGCTGAACAGGTTGCTGAACAGGTTGCTGAACAGGTTGCTGAACAGGTTGCTGAACAGACTGTTGTGCAGAATAAGCAGCGTCTAATTCTTCCTTTGTACGAGTAGCCATTATATGTACCTTAATTTGCTTTGTATATTCTAGCCGCGCTATCATTAGGATCAACCCAGTAGCCATGCGATAACTTATAATGTGATGGTGGTACATTATCAGGGTTATATAATCTATTTTCCATTACATCACCAATGAGTGGGATATTTACTCCACCCTCTTTATAAATTCCAGCACCTACCATTTCCGTAGCTGTTTTAAATGCTTGATCATAAGGAACTTTGCCTGTACCTGTATTAAGATCCTCAGCAATTGCTATTATCTTACGACCTACTAAGTCTTCGTCAGAATCACTGAGTATAGAATCAGTTGCATTACGTATCCATCCAACATTCTTCATATAATTCTTTGCACCATCTAACTTAAAAACTGAGCCAGCATCTCCTACCTTACTGTCAGATGCTAGTGGCCTTACAGGAGCTACCAAAGGAAGAGTTCCAGCAGGTGCGTTAATCCTTCCCTCTGGTGTATCAATCATAAGAGCACCATCAACAGTTAGTCCCCATACTTCCTTACCAGCTTTACCATCTACAGAAGGTAGTACATAAGTCTTTGCATTTGCATAGGTTGGCTTAACTGCAGCCACAGGACGAGGCTCTGCTGACACCATACTACTAGCCCTTGAGTACAAGTCCATAGCTGTAGCATAATCACCAGCTTGCATCAACTTACTAGCCGCATCTCGCATACCCTCTGGAGTAGTTAAGTCAGCACCCTCTAAGCTCTCCTGTACACCCTCTGCTTGTGCCATCTCTGGTGTCTGTAGACCAAGGGCAGAGTTAACACTTTGTCCCATGAGCGCACCACCAGCAGCACCAGCAGCAAAGAAAGGATTCATTGCAGAAGCTTGTGTCACTGCATCATTAGTCCTTTGCTGTTGTAAAGCATTAGGATTTAAACCAAATAAACTCATTACATCACTAGCCATAATATTCTCCTAGTAGTTCCGTCCAGTGTAGTTAGCACCCATGCCTTGATTACTTGTTAGGTAAGGCGTAGGAGTGTATCCATTGTTTGAATAACCACCCATAGAAGGATGTCCACCACCTCTACTCATGTTACCAGCATAAGCATTGACTACATCTGAGTCACTTACAGGGTTAAGCATACCACCTATCTTATCCCAACCAATATTACCTAGTGCATTACCAATACCTGTGTACTTACCAGCTTGTGCTAGACCTTGGTTCTGCCTAGACTCTGCTCCACCGCCCATACCAGAGACTAAGTTACCACCAGCAGCATTATTAGCTTGTGATCGCTGTGCTCCTAACATACCAGCTAGTTTTTGTTGATCCATTCCTGCTGCATCAAGACCCATAGACTGATTGAACATACTATTACCAATATTAATATCCATCTGCCTTTGCTGCTGTGCTTGTTGCTGTGCATTGTAACGATCTGCTGAGTCTTGTTGTGCAAATGCCTGAGCAAATCCAGTACCATCAGGGGACATCATGCCACCACCAGTAAACCCTAGAGCATCTCCACTAGACATTAGACCAGTTCGACCAGAGCCAAACATAGAACCACCTAGTGCTAGTGCTTCAGCATTACGACTACCAGCACCCATCTCACGCTGTTGGTTGTAGAACTGATTAGCTAGTTGACCATAGTCACCACCAGCAGCAGTGTAGGCTTGTTGTCCTAGTCCCTGCATTTGATTCTGTGCTTGTTGGTATCGAGGGTCTAACGAGAAACTAGCTTGACCATTGTTAAACTGAGTAGAGCCTAGCCCAGAGGTAACACCATATGGTTTATATGTACCTCCTTCGTATGCTTTGTTAGCTGCATCTATCTGCATCTGAGAAGCTTGTTGAGCACCTTGTGATGCTGCATTAGCTCCCTTGTTACCTAATAACCCACCTATTAATGATGGTGCTACTGCTGCTGCGATCTGTCCCCACATTATGATGCCCTCTTCCAAATGTATACTACGATGTATGGCTGCATGATGTCATGCGTATGCACTGCTCCACCGCCTGTGTTAGCTGTATTAATTGTAATGGTTGTGCCTCCACTTTGCCCTGTGATAGCCTCTTGAAAA